TTTATAAAAAGAGCCTCACTCGGAGGCTCTTATTCTATACTCAAAGTGGCTCAAAAGTTACTCAATTTCACCGGCGATCGTAAACTCGTCAAGAGCAAACGTCACAGGGAAGATTTCAATTTGGTTGCCAGCTTGCCAACTCAACTGAATTTGTCCTACTTGCAAAGGAATCAATCCTTCAAAATTGTATGTCTTGATGACTTCACCTGTTTGCGAGTATTGAAGAACTTGGCCACGGCTCTTATAAGCTGCAGGAGCAGAAGTACCTGTTGCACGAATGTTTGTTACAGGGGTGTTGATCTTTGCGACCCATGCTTCAAATCCGCTACGCACCAAGAAATCTTCATCGTTAATGACTTCAACTTGCCATTGATCATATTGGCGCACGCCAGCAACATTGATTGTACGGCCAAAATAAGGAACAGGAATTACACCCAATGTAGAAGGTGGCAACGAAGCCGCCATAATCATGAATGGCTGTTTGAGCTGTCCACGCCCATCAAGCGGATTAAAAATATTGACTTGGAAGAGCGAAGGACGAGCGCCGCCATATTGAAGTTGGCTTTGAATATCTGAAATTGCAAAACTCATGGTTAATTATCCCTTATTGAGAAACGGTTGGGCCAGAGGTTTGTTGTTCTGAGAAACTGACTGATCCGTTAACCGCAGTGAACGTCAAGTTGATGAAGTTGATTGAATAGTTTGGCTGTACATAAATGCTGCCAACGAATTCATTGCTGTCAATAACTTGTTGCGTGTTATTGGTTGAGTCGCAAATTACCTGGAACCAAGTCAAACCACGACGTCCCTGAACATCGCGCAAATATGGATTTACCATGTTTACGAATTGGGCTTGTGTGGTAGCGTCATTGAATTCAAAGAGCTGATATTTTGCAGAGATTGCAATTGCTTTCTCGATTACAATGAACAATGAACGAACGTTGATTCTGCTAAATGCGCTTGGCTTTGTCAACCCAGTCTTATCACCAAACAGAACTGTTCCCTGCCCTGGGAATGTAACCACTGGGTTGATTGAGTTCTGATACAACAAGTCTCTGTCAGCCTGCTGCGGGCTATAAGCCAGCTTGATGCAGTTCTTGATGTTGCCACGGTTATAACCTGCTGGACTCCACCACGGATCAGGCAATGCAGCATACAAACCAGCGGTGTCTGCATTCAAAGGAACATAGATATACTGCGAGTTGTAAGGGTCATACATGTATTTGTAACCAGAATCCATGAAGTAATAGCTACTTGATGGAAGTTGATTGCGGTAAGTTACAATGCCTGCTGCCTGACCGGCTGTCACGCCAACCACAGTAGAACGCGGTGGGCTGACGAATGCGATACAATCCTTACGACCTTCAGCCAATTGGCTAATCAAGAACACAGGGATGGTTGAATTCAAGGTTGGTCCTTGAATGATTGCGTTGATGGTGTAAGTATCCGCGTTCTGATATAAAGCCCAAGCATTTTGCAACGAACCCGTTGAAATAACGCCATCGCCAGCAGAATCAACACCGCCTGCAAAATTCAAATCCAATGGAACATAGTTGGTAGAAGCGGTGATGGTTGCGGAATTACCGGATGGTGCACCAGCGCGGTCACCAGTCCACCATGCATATGCGCTTTGCGTGTTGATCACTGAAGCATAATAGTTGCTACCACCTGATTCGCTTTGCGCATCCTTTGCGCGAGAAAGGCCTTGATATACTTCCAAAACAGAATCAGGTATACCAGTGAATCCCCCTAGTTCGTCGATGAATACAACATGCAACTCGTCGCCTGCACCACCCATCTTGGATACATAATCAGAAGTACCAGGTGCGGTTGTTACAAGATTGTAAAATTCCCAATAACGTGTTACTTGCTGAGAAGTCGCGTTAGCAGTCAAGAAAAGAGTGTTGGCCAATGAGATAACGGCAGTCGAAACACCATTAGCTGTCGTTACCGGAGTACCAACGGTGGTGATTTGAGCATATTGAGTACCAACAGTTGTGTTACCCAGTGCAATCCAATCGCCTACATTCAAGCTGGCAGTAATGGTTGTAGCATCTGCTTGAGCAGAAGTATTAGCGGTATTGCTGCTAGGGTTTGAGTTGGTAACGGTCAAAACACCATTGTTTGCACCCGGTTGAAAAGTAAACTGCGATGTGTTATTGCTGCTAGAAGGTAACGGAGAAACACTGCTGTAAGCGTTTGCAGAATCGCAAATGGATACTTTTAAGCTGTTGCCTTTTGCGCCCGGATACTTTGCCATGTACAAGCTGCTGGTAGGCAAAGAGGTCAGCGAAGCATAAGCATCGCTGTTATTGACCTGAATTGGAGTAGATGCGCCCGTGTTAGCCAATGCGTTTACTGCGTTTGCGTCCACAGCACGGCAAACATACAAAGAAGAGCTGTATGACAAAAAGTTGTAACCACTGAACCAAGATTCAATGTTGAAGTCATTGGTTGGCTTACCAAATGTTTTCAAATACTGCGGAACACTTCCAACAAGCGTTGGCTGCATTGCAGGTCCCCATACGAACGGGCCTGTCATTGCTCCTATATTAGTAGGAACAGCAGGAATTGTTAAAGTTTGGTCTTGTTCCTGTGTTGTTACACCAGGAGAAATGGAAAACATCGCCATGTTATTGGCTCCCTGCAGAATTTAGTGAGTTTCATTCAGAGTGTATTTAG